TTTATTTTCTTGAGAAGCTTTCTTAACTGTTATATGATACAACTCTTCTCTATATATCATACATAAACCAAATGCTATCACTCTATCAAAGTTACCATGCAAAGGATCATACGCTATTAGTTCTTCAAGCAATGCTTCTGAATAGATCTTAGTTAAATTCTTACGACCTACTTCATACTCCTCGCTTAGCCATGCCTTAATAAGACCTTCCATCCAACGTTTTATCTCTTTAGGCATATGTACACCCTTACCCCTTATAACTGTAGAATCCTTGACTATATCTTTGATCTTACTGGGAGTATCGGCTAAAAGATATTCTGCATGTTTATTGGCAAAATAAACAAACAAACCTTTACGTTCATTCTCATAGAGTAAAGACGCCTTATAATATATAAGTAGCATCCTAACATTTTCGTAAAAATCGTCAGCCTTATCAGGTCTACCTGTGTATTCAGCTACAATTGTATCATACCAAGATTCAAAATTCTGTACCCGTTTATAAATAAATATCGAACCTAAAGAATCACCACTTGTTTGGTCATGATCATATGAATCGCACCCAGCTATATAAAGTCCATAAGGTGTATCAGTTGGTGGATGTTCCCATATAGTAACAGCCCCTTCCCTTGACGATCCTGCTGGTATTCTATACTTCATTAAAGATTTTAAAGTTGGTTTTTGCTCAAATTTGACTACTCCGTTTGAATCCATATAGAGCATACCAACTTGTTTCAAATCACTTAAAGATTTACTATTTCTAATAGTTGCCAACCATTGAATCAATTCCCGTTTTGGAAATATATTTGTAGAGATGTTAAGAGTTGCCTCTGCTGGAGTGAGTGGTTGTTCACATATATGTCTATCTATAGATGATCTATCAGAGGCATTCTCTATAATAACATCTCGTTCTTTTAAGATAGCCTCATTGGCAGCAAGAAAATCTGTGTTGCCATCAGCATCCATGAACTGCTTTAAATCAGCAGACTGAGGTACAAAAAACCCACAAGCCCTATCTTGTTCTCCTTCATCCCATACATTACGTATAGGTAAACAATTATAAGCAAATGGTTCGTAGAATAAATCTTTTAACCCAGTATAATCAGCTTCCTCCGTACCCCCAGTACCATAAGCTATCATTAAACCAAAAGTTTCACCATCCTGCTCTACAGATGGTCTAGCTACCTGCCATGTTGTTTTAAGTTGTGGAAACTTACCACCCTCTTCAAACAATATTAATTTAGCTGCTTTACCTCTAGCTTTATGTGGATCATTCTTTAATGTGATCCCTATAATTTCAGATTTATATCCTTGTTCTACTTGAACTCCACCTACATTACGTACAAATGACGCACGTTTGTGCATTATAGAATCATTCTTATGCCTATGTTTGAACCATGCTGTATTATCATCAACAAAATTCATCATATCCCAAGCCTTTGATAAAACACCATCCTTAGTCAAAAACTCTGTCTCAGATGCCATAGCATATGAAACCGAACCTCTAAACAAGAAATAGTTCCTAATTAACATTGAAGCTCCCTTGAAAGAGAATCCTTTACGACGTGCTTTCAAAACAACTAAATGTTTGTTCTCCTTTTCAGCTAATTCTACACAATCAAAATAAGCTCTATCATAATCCCAAAACGATGGAAAACCTTCTACGCTCTCTAATTTAGTTATCTCTTTACCAGTCCTCGTCTTTGTAATAACTTGATCTCGTCTAATAATTCTAGAGTAGTTCAGGTAAAAATAGAAATAGCCAGAGATCCAATCATCATCTGGCGCAGCGTATCCATACATACATCTTTTAGCTTCCTCCTCCCAATACTTCAAATACTCTGAAGTGCCTGGTGGAGCAAATGTGTAACAATTATGTTCTTCAAAATGTAATGCAGCCTGCCTAAATTTAGCAGAGGACTTCGTCCGCTTTAATGGTAATTCATGCATATTATATTTCAAATAATCCTATATCCGTACCACCACGAATAACATTTTTGTCCATCTGTTCTTTTAACACCTGATCCTTTAAAGATTCAAGAGATTTAACGACAGGACCAACGTCTTTCATATTTTTCACTACGTCATTCAATGAATGAACTGGTTTACCCATTCTGTCCTTTTCATTGAAGTCTATACTATCAAAATATTCTGTTACTTTGTCACAGAGACGTAGTGAAGCATTTAATAATCTCGTCGTTGCAGTCTCTTGAAGTTCGTTATATCTCTTGATGGCTTGATTTACAGCTTCATCTGGCTCCCATTCCAGTTCACCAAAATAGTCCCGTAAAATCTTTGTGCGCCTATCTCGTTCACTATATGCGAGATACGGTGATTTAAAACTATAAAGAAATACTATAAACGAGATTTCTTTTACAGCCATTCCTTTGTGTTTAGTTTTATCTCTATCCCATAAAACTTTAAATTCAGGTATCCATAATATAGTTGGGTTCATTATTACATTACCACCAACAATATCGAATAATCGTGTTGCCATACCCCTTTAACTTAATTAAATTTAAAATGTTTCGTTTTTTATTCTAGTTTATCCATAACGGAGCCTTTATAATATATTTCACCTATAACCGCCCACTTATTTCTTAAAGCCAAACCTTTTATATCATACTTATAATTTTCTTCAGTATCTACCCTATAACCTAATTGTTCAACAATAGATTTATACTTTTCATAACCACGAAATATCTCCTTAAACTTATTAATGTTTTCTTTTGTCTTAACACTTTTCATAACAAAAGTTGCAAAGTAACGTACTCTAATTGGACGATCGTCTTTAGGATCTTCCATACGCCTCTTTGCAAACTTCAAAGGGTGATAAACAATTTCTTTTATCACCCAGTCTTTCTTAAAAAAAGATAATCCTACATTATGTATTAAATCATCTTGCCACTTAAATTGCTTATTGTACAACATCTGCTACGTCCAAAACAAATCTTACTTCTACCTTACCTTTACTATCTATCTTAGGTTTTAATAGATCATTTATAATGTACTTACTGTCTGTGGATAAAACCAAAAGACCAATAGATATTAATTTATTGATTACTTTGGTGAAATTAGATTTACCCATATTGGTCTCCCTTAGTATTATTCTACGACTATCCGTAGATAGAATATCTTTGATCTCAGAAGATCTAGGAACCCATGCAATGTCTACTTTAATCATTGAAGTGAGAACGTCCATCTCTCTAGGAGTTAAATCTAGTAACCCATTTAATACCCTAACGTATTCCCGTACATAATTACTCTGCGTTACCTTCTTTTGGAAGTTCATCTTGATCAGTTATTTCTTCAATATACATTGTCAATTTACTACCACACTTCTCACAAGCGAGAGTTAAAAAATGATTATTACCTATTAACATTGACCAACTTAAACCATCTTCTATAACCTCATCTGAAATATTTGCTACATGACCACATTCACATTTCAGTTTCAATAAACCTTTCTTCTTCGGTGCTGCTACTGATGGTTCATCTGGTTGTATAGGAGACTCCTTAGCTTCTGCTTCTATCTTTCGTTGTTTAGCCTTATCATAGATCTCATCTATTTCACCTTGTGTTAAATCCCTGTCACGAGTTACTATACTCTCGTCACCATATCTTTCATTATTAACTGGTTTAACAGTTATCTTTACTTTTTTTGTTTTTACCATTACTTTATTTTAATCATGTCCCGAAAACCATAGGTTTCAATTATTAAATTCAATTCCCATACTATACCTTGAAAATCTGCCATCATTTGTTCATCACCATCCATTTTAGCAAACCTATATAACAAATCAAACTTAGTATACATATTAACTATATCATCTGCTATATTATAACAATCCCTTGGAGAAAATAATGATTTACTAGCCATTTAATTTCCTAAATTGATCTTTACACTTTTGTCTCATCTGATCTCTTTCGTCAATCATCTTTTGTATAGACCCACAATCTGGATCATTTGATCTCATGTTGGCGATTATAAGCCGTTCAAATTTAGATATCTTAAGATTAAGCCATGTAATTGTTTTACGCAGATGACTTTCTCTTAATACTCTATCGGCTCTTAATCTCTCTTCCCTAGGCATTTTATGTAAGATAATATTTAGCTTCTAACTCCCTAACTTGATCTGGTGTCATATTAAGAACACTTGTTAATTGTATAATTCTTTTTCTATTAGTTATCGACTCATATAACTCTCCAGTGATTGTAACTAACCCAATTACACCACCAACTACTACTTCAGCCAATGAATTAAATATAACACCTAACGCAATTAAACCAATTACTAATGCAATTGTAGTATTACGTACTATATTAGTAGTTTCTATTGAACTAAAATATTTCATAAACAACTTCTGTACGAAGTTAGGTTTGTATGTATCCATTATGACCTTAATCTGGTCATCTGTCATCTGTGTCATTTTCTTCTTATTTTTATTATTCCTATATCTAGCCATTCTATTTACTATTTATTTGCAAATGAGGAATGCATCTTACATATCCCCAAACTACTTATCGGGAACTTTAGATCGTTTAAGAGATTACACGTTCCCTTTGTCTTAAACCATTTACTATCCGCATGGCTACATGTACCACAATTAACCGATCCTATTTGATAATGTAATCTTTCCCATATACTATGTATTAATTGAGCCCTGTTTGTCTTATCCTGATTTAACTTTGCCATAACTACTTTTCTGTTGACCTAAAATTATACCTATCTGCGTTATACTTATTTTTCATTTCTATAGCAAAACTATCCCTATCTTTCTTATTGATTACTTTGTTGATTCTGACAAAACTAAATTCTTCACCAATTTCTAGATTACCATGAATTAAGAACGCGCCATCTATATACAGATCATCTGGCCCTAAACCAGCATACTTATCTTAAACTACCATCCCCCTGTATAATTACTGGCTCCTTTGGAATCACCTAATAAACATAATACTGTAATAATAATAAATAGTGCTAGTATCATACTACTTCATTATATATTTACCTAAATTTTCTTTATGTGTACGATTAATAAAATCGTCAATATCTTCCCCTACATGAATTAAATTAATATATTTATCTTCAATTACCAACCCCCTGTATAATTTGAATTCCTAGAGGAACCGCCCAACAAACATATTAACGTAATAATAATAAACAACATTAATATCATATACTATCCTGTCCCATAATTAACAACATTCGACGCACACACCAGACCTGGTTTTTCCATTTCGGTACCATAATATTCATAAACCCCTTTAATAAAATCCTTAAACTCCGATCCACCATTTAGTTGGTCTCCTCCATCTATATAAAATCCACTCTCATCTTTTGGAAGTCCTGTAGATCCTTCTATCATTTTTACTTTTACCATAATTTTCCCTTATATATATCATCACGATGAGTAGTTTTATACCTAATAAACAAAATACATATAATTGCTAACACCGTAAATACTATTAACTTAACTATCCCCATTATACGAACACAAAATAAAAAGGTTACATTAATTGACACATATTTTTATATGGGCATAAAAAAGGGGGCGACCCTAAGAACGCCCCACATTAACCTTACGACTACCATCCTCATTTTTAGGAGGAGTCTTTGGTAATTTAACTATCAATACACCATCTTTAATTGTTGCTGACACATTGTCAGCTAACACAATATCGGGTATACTTATATTATATATAATATTGTCCCCATCTTCTTCATACTTAACAAACTCTGATGTACCTTTGATCTCTGGCACCTGAATTTCAGTCCAGAGATGATCACACCATAAATTAGACCCAAGTGTAGGCCAAAAATAATGTTTAAACATATAATTAAATTTGAGGGTTTTTAGAACGCACAACCTTAGCTACTCGTTTAGCTACATTACCTTTTGTAGGTGTGGTTTTAGTTGCTGTCGAAGGATGTGGTTGTTTATCAGTACTAGACCCTTTTGTAAGAGTCTGACTAACAGGTACAACCTGACCCGGAGGATAATTACCCATTGGACCCCCTGGTGTAGGAGCCATGTTTGTTGTTGGGTATTGACCAGCCATAGAACCTTGTGGTGCTGAACCAGCAGAAGGTACAGGCTGTTGTCTAACAGTACCCTTTGATTTACCTGTGTGTTGAGTTGGTTGCTGTCTGGTTGGCCTAACCTTGGTGACAGGACCAATTGAATTATTTGCCATATACGTATATTTAATTTTTAATATGTCTAGAAATTCTCTCCTCTTCCCACTAGACATATGCCTTATAATTTTTTGTAATTCCTTTCTGTCTTCGATTGGAATTATCATTTTTTGAAATTCTACTAGTTGAATTTGTCTGATACCAATTCTTCTATTTTTATCTTTTTTATGTTTCTTAACTTTTATTGGAGGTTTAAACTTACGTTTTTTACCTTCAGAAAAAGCTTTCTTCCTAACTACTATAAAATGTGTTTGATGCCATTCGTCATGGCACTCTGAACACCAAGTAACTAGAGCATCTTCCGGATATTCCCACGCTCTCTTACCTTCTATGTAGTAGAGATGATGTACTTCTAGTCTACCTATTGATTTACAATTAGTACATTTAAACCTATCGCGGACTAGGATCTTATTCCTCTTTTTAAACCATCTAGTGTCTTTAAGTTGTCTACTGTATTCTTCTTTAGTCATTGCTCTGTACTAAAATTGAATAGCTAACCCCTTAAAATCACAACTGTGATCCATCACTTGCCCGTAAGCGTTTTAATCTAAACTTCACCATCGTCGAGGTAATTACTCCCAGCTAGCCTACATCTTCTTTTCTCTGTACCCTAACCTGTTATGGCGGGCGGTAGTACTTAGTTCCTGATTTAGATCTCTGTAACTTTGGAGGATTTCCCATCTATATGATTTCACAACCCCCTCTTCACTCTTTCGCCTGAATAGGTTTAATTAAGGTATGGTTAGTTACGGTCAATTAAACGTATGATAAATTAAAAGGTTACATTAAAGTGTAACTTTCTATAATTATTTTGTTATGATTTTTATATAACACTTTATTAATCACACATAACACCTAGAATATTATATTTAGGTATCATATACAATTCCTCATACCCATCTAATGGCATACATGCTCTGTAGTCTACAAATACTTTATCTCCTACCGTGATAGTATTTTTACTATCACCGACTTGTTCGCTAGTAGGAGTGCTAACGACTACAGCTATTTGATGATTGTACTTAACTTTTTTATTGATCACCTTAGTTACCGTTTCATCTACTGTACTCTTTTCCTTATCTACTATAGATTGTGGTGCCATATATGTTCTATAATCACTGAAAGTGACGACGAATTTATCCAGTGGTTTAAAATCTAATTCTTTAATTAACTTCATATTATATCCTTTCTATTTTAACAGTTAAAAATTCATCATTCCATAATCTATCGGTTATTCCCCATATACTAGTAACTTTAAATGTTACTATATCTGTTTCAGATACAAAAATATTTTCACTATCTATATCTCTATATAAATATCTTTTAACTTCTTCATTCCATAATTTATCTCCAAGACAAACTGTTACTAAGAATTCTTTTGTCTCTATAATTATTTTACTAGCAGGAGATGCTTCTGCCAATAATTTATCTGTATCTCTACTCATATTCATTATTATTTATATTAGTACTAAAATACAGTATACGTATATTATGTGTAAAGGTTACATTATGCCCCATATATTTTTTGGGTATATTTACTTATTGTTAAAGGACCAAGTAGCTTGTCTACGGTGAGCGGAGTATTCATTTGAATACGTAGTATACCTATGATGACGAATGTCAGATGTACTTTGAGTGTGTATTAAAACATACGAGAAGGACCTCAAATCAATAGCCCCTTTGCGCCAAAGGCGAGAAAGTCCCCGGTGGGTCTGTCTGGAAGAAGAATTGTAGAACCAACTAAATAATCAATACCATGAAATTAATTAGTACATGCTCACACGTATCAACACGTAGACCAAAGGAGTTCACAACCTGGTTTCGTTACAGTAACAAAGTAGGTGTATGTCTGATCGGCAATAGCGGATGGATGGAGACAACTGAACTCATATCTAATGGAACAGAGGTTGAATTGCCTGACGATGCAGTCAGATTTCAGCCTGAATCATTCGTGGGTAACAAGGGTGAATTGATCACGATGAATCACATTGTAGCAAGGTAGGTAATCGGGCTAGTGGTAGAGGTAACAGGATAGGCTGACTCTACCACAGATTGCCCATTTTTGCATCATTTTAACGTATTTAACGTGTTTTTTAGTGTTATTTTGATCTATTTATGTTAATATATTGTATTAAACAATTACTTAGCATTATATAAGTCCACATAAACTACTATTCTAATCAATCATACAATTCCAACTATATCAACTAATAAATAGCCAATCAAATGAAAAACTGTAAAGGATGTAATGAACTCTTCACACTATCTGAAGAGATTCTACCACATGGTAAATATGATGATTACTGCACTATATGCAATGAAATAATTGAATACAATGAAGCAATGGTTCAATTAAAAAATATCAAGCCATGAAAGCAATTAAATGCCCAAAATGGGTAACAATCGTACTAATACTATACTATATAATAGTAATGATAGTATGTATACTAAAAACGATTTCATTCTAAAATGAATCGTTTGGGCGAAGTCAAGCTTCGTCTATTAAAACAATACAAATGTAGATTCAACCATTACACATGTAATGAACTAATCTATAATTAAAAATAAACTTACACAACAGTATGGTTTGACTACTGAATATACTAAAAACCAATTAACTACTGTAAGTTTATTTATTTAACTAACGAAGCAACTTGTTTGCGTGCTAGGAATAAAATGACTAGCGCTGTACTAAGAACGAATATAGGATAAGGACACCTATACTTAGTGGATTAGTCTCAAATAAATAGGTGCGTTAAGCCTATGAATATTATCCATCATATAACCTAGAGATAATAATGATGAGAATATCATGCACAATAATACATATCCATTGTTGGTAAAGTTAACATAATCATGTTAACCCAAGGTTGAGTGCAAGGGCAGCCGATCAATCGCATAACGTCTGGTTGGGCCTTCAATATAGAAATATATTGTCGTATAATCTATGCTGATGAATACGGGTACCAGTTTAAAGGATTCAGCGAACTTGATTAATTGTGCAATTCCACTATTGATACGTGGAATAATATAAATTAAAATATATAGCCCTTCACTACGGTCACCAATTGTTCTGAAACGACAATTATCAATCCGTTTATCTGAAGGGCACACATAAAGTGAGAATCAATGACTAACGTTCTTTGCAGTAATAGGGTAATTCCAAGGCCAATATGATTTGTCAATAAGTTGTAGATTTTTTAAGTTAATAATAATTGTCAACGATTCTCACTTTTTAAATATTCAATCAACACTATATAAAGGATGAAACCATTAAAGCATGCAGTCAGTCTTACAATATTAGGTATAGTACTTATGTATTGTGGGATTTGGTTATTATTTGTACAACATAAACCATCACCATTAATAAATGGTTTATTAGGTTTATTATGTGGAATAATAGGATTATTAGTACTAGCCTATGTATGGATCGACAATACAAATCAACCGACAATATATAGGTTTATACATTGCTATAAACACAGCAATATTCTTGACAATACAACAACTGTTGAGAAATTAAGACATAAAGATCTAGCGCAACTAAAGAAATTTGATGAAGGTATACTTGATTTTTTTAAAAATCATCATATCAACATTGAATCTGCGATTCGTTCACCAGAAGGTGGTGTTGAAGGACAGACATGTGTGTGGGGATATATAGTAGCCTCTAATAAAGCAGAAGCTATTAGAAATCTACATTACACAACAGATTGGGATTATATGATGACACAACAAAGTGTTAAATATGTTCCAAATCTAAAATGAAATAAAAAGTCTATTAGGGATTACATCCCTACTAATGTAATTAGTAACAAATTTATCACAAATTAATAATTATCATGAGAACACTTGACAAAGACAAAGATTTAAAGTACTACGATGTGTATATCACAGGTAGGGCAAAATTAGATGCAAATAATAATCCTGTTGTAAATGCTGATGGCAGTTATGATATTGATTATTGTAGAACATCAACGCAAACATCAGATATGTTAAAAGCTGGTATTCCAGGGGGTCGTTTCTTCCAAACATCAATGGTAGAGAATAACGTTAAAGCTAACACCATACAATTACCAGATGGTACAATAGCTGAACTTGGTTCATTAGTTGATAGAGGAATAACTGTCAACGTATTTGAGGCAAGACAATCAGAGCCATTCAAAGATTTGATTAACGCAGTTGAAAAAAGTAAGGTTGAACTTATCGTTCCACCAAAAGGTAAAACTGTTAATCCTGTAGGTAAAGTAAAGGCTTTTCTACAACCAGGCCTACAATTACCATATGAAACAGGTTTTGAATATTACCGTCATCGGAGAGATCCTGTTGATCATATTGATAAAGCTCAGTTATTCTGGGCATATGATGACAAAGGTAAGATGACACAACAGAAGAGATCCACTAATCGTGGTCAATTGTTTCTGTTTGGTAATCAGTTTGATGCTGTTGAAGCATTAATCAAAACACAGATCAATCAAGATGCTAAATTCAAAGTACCATTAGCAGTTGGTATAGTTGAAGGCGCACAAGATCATTCTGAAAATGCAGAACCAGAAGTAGCTTTGTAACAGTTAAGTTGCTATATAAACTAATGATGACTACTTAGGAGTAGGTAGTCATCATTTAATTAATATACATCATGAAGAAATTCATTAAAAAGCGTATTTCAGCAGGTCGTAAAAATATTTGTGCAGGATGTTATTTTGAATCACCTATTTGCAAGAGACTCTTTGATCTTATCAGGATTAGGGAAGGATGCGGCTTATCAGAAGAACTTCCAAGTACTTCTTGTGTGACCTATCAGAAGCATAAAGTAAGATTCTATATTTTTATAGAAAAGAAATAAAAAATGTAAAAAAGGAGAACTATAATTTTAGTATTAACAATTAATCAAAAACAATTATGAAAAAAGTTTATTTCGTTCTATTAATGTTTATTGCTACATTTGGTCTTATATGTTCGGCTACACCAACTATATCACCAAGCAAAGTTGACCATAGGTCGTCTATTATTGTAGCAAATTATGTTGACAATAATGTTAACAATTTTGTTATTACAAATGACATAGTTATCAATAATGATGCATTTATTGTGCAGTCTTATAATAAGTATACATGTGATATCTATTCATTTAAAACTCAGGAACCATCAACCAATTTATATGCATACGCATTACTAAAAGGTGGGAAGCGTGGACATAAGGGTGGTCACAAAGGTGGTAAGGGTAAAAAAGGATAAATTATAATTGAAAAACAAAATGCTACATCTATATTCGGGGTTAGTAAAGGTGTAGCATTATTTTAATTATCATAAATACCACAATATAATGCACATAAAACAGTATTTGGGAGTAATAATCAAAAAGGAATGCCTAACCAGTTAATCTGGGTGCCGCTGATTATGCAAATAATCAACACAAGTTCAAATCGGATACTCCCAACGAAAATATATCAGCTGTCAACTAACATTGACAAGCTAAACAAGTTATCAGTGTGGTATCTGATATTTCAGGTACATTCATAAATGTACTGATATTAGTTGGTTAATAGGCTAGCCTTAATTGATTAGCCTATTTTTAATCTTATAACTATGAATACAATAACTACTAATCAATTGATCAATATTAGAATTAAAATTGGTAAACGTACCAAATTATGTAGGGTTATCAAGAACCAAATATTTGCTATACAGAATGGTATTAAACATCATTTAATAGGTAATATATACTATGATGAATTAACCAACGATATTGTTAATATTGCGAAAGAGTTATCAATAAGTAAAATCAAACATAGAATCAAATGAAAGCAAGAACTTTAAAGGAACTTTTCATTTTAATGAAAAATGAAAAATCATTAAGTCATCACTATGGAATATGTAATGTAGTGAATCAATTATATTGGCACCACAATTTAATAAATAAAAGAGAACACGTTAAATTACATCAATATATACGGCATAATCGTCCTAAAAAGAATTCTATCCATTACAGATCCACGAGGAAAAATACGAACTACTATTGGAAAATAGGAGCTTGGACTCCTAGATTAGCATGGATAAATGATCAAATTAAATTATTATCAAAAGAATGAAAAAATCATGGGGACAAAAAGTACAAAAACGTACTCAAAAAGTGATAAAAAGATCAAAGCAGTTAACCAAGCTTTTATCAAGGAAGCCATAATAAGAGTAGATTTTAATGTCACATGAAGAAATAATCCGTAAAGCATTAGTGGACATTATTCTAGAACTTAATCCATTAGCATGCGTACCATATGAAAATCTATTATATGTTGATTCTAAATTAAGGGAATTATATACAACAGCTTTTTATCGTGGTCACAATACATTAATAGGACATAACAAGCGTGCTATTATTGTATGTAATAAATATGGTCAACCTATACGTGAATTCAATAATGGTGTAGAATGTTGGCAAACAATGCATGTTTCAAAACATACATTTTATAAAGGATTGAAAACAGGTTTACCAACAGGTAAATATAAACATATTTACAAATACAAGTTATAATATATAAATCAAAAACAATGAAAAAATTAATTACCATATTTTTAATGTTATTTATGATATCATGTGTACCATTACCAGCACAACAATTCAGAAAAAATGATATAATAAGTAATGATTATCATTATATTAAACCAAACCAACCAGATAAAATAATAATAAAGAATGAAGCATTAAAAACTATTTTAATATACAGTACTTCAATTATCCTGAATGGTGTTGGAGATGGTTTAAATAATAATAATCATAAAGTTTTAGGACATACAATGAATGCTTTAAGTATTGGTACATTAATTGCTAGTCCATTTCTTATAAATTATGATAAATCCAAATGGTACGGTTACATCTTAGATTATGCTTTCTTGAGATATAGTCTTTTTGACTGTAGTTATAATATAACAAGAGGAC